CCCTACTACCATTAAATATTTTAAAATGGTTTGAAGACTGCTATCGACATTATTTAGATTGGAATAAAAAAAAACATTATCAAATAAATTTAAACTCTATTTGGGTAAATGAAATGAAAGAACACGAATATAATCCAATTCACGTTCATCAAGGAAGTATATTTACAGGATTATCAAGTGTAATGATTTTAAAATTACCTGAGTCTTATGGTGTAGAATATTCCGCATTACATCTGCCACAAAATGGAAAGCTACAAATACTAGGTGCAGCTAATGGTCAGTTTGCAAATGTGGATTATCAACCAGAAATTGCTGAAAGAGATTTTTATATTTTTCCGTACGACATGAGACACTGCGTTTACCCTTTTAATGGACCAGGAATAAGACGAACACTGGCTGCTAACTGTGATGTAGACTACAATCCAATTCAAAATAGAGGAGTGACTTAATGTACGAGAACATGCATATAAGTGAACCTAGATGGAAGAGTTGGATTATACAAACAACGACACCACTGTTTACACCAGAGCAGTGTAGACAGGTTATAGAATGTGGAAGAAGGCAACGACCACAACAAGCAAAAGTTGGTACGGGTAAAACTGAAGGTAATACAGATACGAAGAAAAGAGTTACAACAATATCTTGGATACCATTTAAAGAAATGGAACCTATGTATAGTGATCTTTATAAATTTATACAAAAAGCAAATGAGAATCATTTTGGTTTTGGTGATATACAAATAACAGAGAATGCACAATTTACAGAATATCCAGAAGGTGGGTTTTATGATTGGCATATGGATTGTGATGTGCACATGCAACACGAACCACCGGTGCGAAAAATATCAATGACTTTATTATTAAATGACCCATCGGAGTTTAAAGGAGGACACTTAGAACTTATGGCACCAGGAAAATTTGCAGAACTTAAACAAGGTCATGCTATTTGTTTTGCATCGTTTTTAAATCACAGAGTGCAACCGGTAACACAAGGTGTTAGACAATCTCTTGTTGTTTGGTTTGGAGGTAAGCCTTTTAGATGATTAAAGAACAATTTTTTCCAACAACTATTTATGCAAAGGATATAAAAATAGACAACGATATATTAACCAATTGTATCGTAGACATGTCTAAAAAAAATAAAGGTTTAAAAAAAACAAATATGCATGGTTGGCATTCTGATAATCTTGATTCATCACACAAAGAGTTTAATCCATTGATTGATGAATTATATATTATGCAAAATGAAATATATCAGGAAGAATGGTTAGATAAGAAACCTATTCTAGGTAATTTGTGGGCCAACTTAAATCCACCAGGTGCTTACAATAGACCACATATACATCCTAATGCATTATGGTCTGGTGTATATTATGTAAAAGCACCAGAAAATTCAGGTAAAATTGTTTTTAATGACCCAAGACCAGGGGTACAAATAAACGTGCCTGTTATGAAAGCTGGTGTTACTCCACAACATTTATGGAAAGAGTGCTATCTACCACCTCTATCAGGGAGAATAATAATGTTCCCTTCTTGGTTGTGGCATTGTGTTGAACTTAATGAATCTAATGATATAAGGATATCAGTTTCATTTAATTTTATACAGGAAGGTTTTAATGTTCAATAAATATCAAGTGATAAAAAATGCAGTTAGTTATGATTTAGCTAATTTTATATTTAACTATTTTCTTTTAAAAAGAGATGCGGTCAAGTTTATGTATGATAATAATATTGTATATAATAATGGTATGTTAGGGACGTGGACAGACAAACAAATACCCAACACATATTCACATTATGCAGACCCTGTAATGGAAACATTGCTTGTTAAAATGTTGCCTGTAATGAAACAACATATAGAACTAGATCTAGTGCCTACATATTCTTATGCTAGAGCCTATAAAAAAGGTGATGAATTAAAAAAACATAAAGACAGACCAAGCTGTGAGATATCTACTACTATTAATTTGGGGGGAGATCCATGGCCTATATTTATAGATGGTACAGGAGCTGACACCGTCATAGATGAATACAAAAATATACATAAACCTAATGCACCTAAAGGTACAAAAGTCTTGCTTGAAGTAGGAGATATGCTAGTATATAGTGGCTGTGAACTTGAACATTGGCGAGAGCCTTTTGACGGGAACATTTGCGGTCAAGTATTTCTACATTATAATCATGTAAATGGCCCATTTGCTGAAAAAAACAAGTTTGACGGAAGACCTATGCTAGGTCTACCATCATTTGTAAAATAGTATTATAATGAGGTTATATGTTACAAAAATTAGGATTTGCACCTGGGTTTAATAAACAAGTCACAGAGACCGGGGCCGAGGGACAATGGTTCGATGGTGACAATGTTAGATTTAGATACGGCACTCCAGAAAAAATAGGTGGTTGGACACAGTTAGGTGATGATAAATTAACTGGTGCAGCCAGAGCTATTCATCATTGGGACGATAACGCCGGCATTAAATACGCAGCCATAGGAACTAACAGAATTTTATATGTATACTCAGGCGGAGTATATTATGACATACACCCTATTAGAGCAACATTAACTGGTGCTAATTTTACAAGTACGTCAAGCCAAAGTATTATTACCATTACATGCAGTGGTGCTCACGGATTAGTAGAAAAAGATATTGTTATGTTAGACAATGTAGCTAGTATTCCTGTATCATCTAGTTTTACTGCTACTGATTTTGAAGATAAAAAATTTATGGTAACGTCTACACCTACGACTACCACTTTTACTATTACAATGGATGCTAATGAAACAGGCACACCAATGAGTGCAGCAGGATCAACATCTGTTTTATGCTACTACCACGTAGGACCAGCACAACAGTTAGGTGGTTATGGTTGGGGTACAGGTCTATATGGTGGAACAGCTTTAGGAGCAGCCACAACTACTTTATCAACAGCTTTAACAGATTTAGTAACAACAGATATTGTATTAGCAAACACTGCAGCTTTTCCATCTTCGGGAGAAATTAGAATTGGTACAGAAGATATAAGTTTTACGAGCAACAATACCTCTACAAATACTTTAAGTGGAGGAGCAAGAGGAGTTAACGGAACAACAAAAGCAACACATAGTTCGGGTGCAAGTGTTTTAAATATATCTGATTATGTTGCATGGGGTGATCCATCTAATGCTGATTTTACTATTGATCCTGGAATGTGGATTCTTGATAACTATGGTACAAAATTAATTGCTCTTATATATAACGGCCAATGTTTTGAATGGGACGCGTCTGCTGGAAACGCTACATCTACTAGAGCAACATTATTAGCTAACGCACCTACAGCATCTAGACATGTGTTAGTATCTACTCCAGATAGACACTTAGTATTTTTTGGTACAGAAACAACAGTAGGCAATGCTACTACGCAAGATGATATGTTTATAAGATTCTCTTCTCAAGAAAGTATTGATGAAACAGATTCTTATACAGTTAAAGCAAACAATACCGCAGGCACACAAAGACTTGCAGATGGCTCTAAAATTATGGGAGCCATTAAAGGTAGGGATGCAATCTATGTATGGACAGATACTGCATTGTTTCTAATGAAGTTTGTAGGCCAACCTTTTACTTTCTCATTCGAACAGGTGGGAACTAACTGTGGATTATTTGGTAAAAATGCATGTATAGAAGTTGATGGTTCTGCGTATTGGATGTCTGAGAATGGATTCTTTACTTACGACGGTCAATTAAAATCTTTGCCTTGTCTTGTTGAAGACCATGTTTACGATGATATTAATGCTGTATCTAGAGATCTTATTAATGCAGGTTTAAATAATTTGTTTGGTGAGATTAGTTGGTTTTATTGTACATCTGCATCAGATGCTGTTAACAGAGTTGTAACATACAACTATTTAGATTCTAATCCTAAACGTCCTATATGGACAACAGGTACTTTACCTCGAACAGCATGGCAAGATTCTGCAGTATTTGATAAACCACACGCAACTTTTTATGATCCAACAGATAACGCTTCTACTGAATGTATTGGAAATACTGATGGTATTACTATATACTATGAGCAAGAAACAGGGACCGATCAAATTAATTCTGGTGGTGTAACAACTGCTATTATTGGTACGATTACATCTGGTGACTTTGATATTACACAAAGAAGAAGTAACACAGGAGCAACTGTAGGTATGCCAGATCTTAGAGGAGACGGTGAGTTTATTATGAGAATACAAAGATTTATACCAGATTTTATTTCACAAACAGGTAATACCCGAGTTAGTTTTGTAACAAGAAATTATCCAAATAGTTCTGCAACCACTACAAACTTTGACGTAAGTTCTACTACAACTAAAAAAGATACACGACTTAGAGCTAGATCTATTGCTATTAAAGTTGCCAACACTACAACTAATGAAGATTGGAAACTTGGTACATTTAGATTAGATATTGCACCAGGAGGTAGAAGATAATGGTAGCATTTTATAACGCAGGCGATCAAGAACTTTACAAAACATATCAATATCTTCCACAAGAAAAATATAGACTAGGTCTTAATCTACCAAAGACAGAACAAGACGTAAGCGCTATTAATACTAGTTTTGGAATACCTGCAACTAATGCTTTTACTGGAGGTGGAAATAATTTTAGTGTTTACAATGCAGACCCTAATACAATAACAAACAGAAATCCTAATAAATACGCTTTGCAAGATGCAAGGTACGCTAATGAATTATCTTATGTAGGAAAAAAAAATCAACCTGCAAATCCAAACATAACATCAATAGCAAATTTTGATGAAGTGTTTGGACCAAAAACTTTTACTGATAGTTTAGGAGAAGTAAGAACTATTCCAGGTGAAGAAAGATTTAGTTTTCCAGGTGGTCCAAGTATTCCAAGTAACTCTCTTTATTCAACAAGAACAGAAGCAATAAAAAATATGGAAAATTATCCAGAGTATTATGGATTAGATGCAGCTGCACGAAAAGATAAAGAACCTACAAAATTTCAAGAACTTATATCACGAGGAATAGATTTTATACCAGGTATAGGAGCTGTTAAAAAAGGAGCTGAAT